ATGGATTTTTCGAATATCACATTGGACACGGCTAGTGTATTGAAGGCTGCTGCTCTGGTAATTGCGGCCTATGGCGCTATCTGGGCGGTAAGCAAGGTGATTGCAGTATTCAAGAAGTAAGAATTAAAAAGAGGCAATAGCATGAATGGCAGGATACTGTTTATCGTAGTAGTGGCAGTAATCCTGCCGTTTTTTATTTATAAAAATTCAAGTGCGGAGGTAGATCGATTTTTGGATGATAGTGACATTGGAAAGATTGTAGAAGCCCCACAATGTAGCGAAGAAGATAAATTGTACAAAATAATCGATATTAATATAAAGAGTTGGGGATGTGGAAAAGGCAAGGGTAAATGTATCCCTGATGAGATAACTTCAGATAATGCTGTAGAAAAATTACCAGCATGTATTCCTGTTGGTGGAAGGATTTATTCGTTTTTATCTGATGTACAGTATGAGAAATTAAATGATGACCGTTATGATTATAGAGTTAGTTGGCAGCAAGTAGACTTAAAAGAATATGAAGGTGTTTGTAATCGGAAGGATGATGATAAAGATGGTGTGTGCAATTTCTGTGATAAACATAAGTGGGAACCAGAGCCATATGATTGTATTGATATGGAAGCATATGATGAATCTGGAAAAGTTGCTGCCTGGATAATAGATCCAGAGTGTAAGGGTGATGCAGAAAAATACGAGCACTATGGGCGAGAAAAAAAAGATGGAGAGCAATGGTATTATGAGATAGTTCCAAAAGATAGCCCGAAAAAGCGTATCCCTCCAAAGAATTGCGTGCCACGGAAAGAGAAGTGTGAATGTGCCTATAAGCATGCTGATAGTGGGCCAGGAATGTTAACACCCGATGACAGTTATCCCAAACTGGAGGAGTTGTTTTATGGGACGGGNGGTGGTTCCGGTGGNGGGACNGGTGGTGGTTCCGGTGGTGGGACAGGCGGTGCTGGTGAAGGTGGTCAGGGCGAAGAGGGAAAGGAGTATAAATTAGTTGGAACAGCAGGTTATCCAGATGTGAATACGTATGATGCAACGGTTGATAATAGTGGATTAGAAGAGAAGAGTTTATCAGAGTCAATAAAGAAATATATAAAGGAGGGTTTGCCAGCTTCAAATTATTTCAAAGAAACATCTGTTAAAGTTTCAGGTCAGAATCCAATTTTATCAACTGAAATTTTTGGAAAGGAAGTGATAATTGATTTTTCAGATGTAGAAGATTTTCTAAGGAAAGCAGGTTTGGTATTAGTTTTTATTGCTACAATAGTAGGTTTTTTTATAGTCATGAGGAAATAATATGATACCAATTATAGCAACTGGAATTTTGTCATGGTTTGCAGGTTTAGCAGCACGCTTTTTTACTGATCATGTATTGAGATTTGCAGCATATAAATTATTATTATATACATTTATAGTAACAACTGTTCCAATAATATGTAAAAATTTAATTGTTTGGATATTTGAAGAGATAGTTTCTGTAACATCAACGGTAACTGATTTACATGGAATGCAAGTAACTGTATTAAATTTGACAGGCGCTGCTGGGTATATAGCGAATCTTATGATGATACCTGATTGTATTTCAATTATAATGACTGCAATAGTAATAAGATTTACATTAAATTTTATTCCATTTGTGGGGTAATATGGCAATTAGAATTATACAAGGTGTTCCTGGATCAGGAAAAACATATTATGCTGTTAAGCATTTAGCAGATAATTATTTTGAACGCCAAAAGGATGGGAGATATGAATTGGTTAAACCGTGTACAATCATTACTAATATTGATTCATTCAAACCTACTCATGTTTCCTTACAGGATGCAATTAAAGATGCAGGAGGAGTTAAGAAATATTTCACGGAATCTCACCAAAAAAAATGCTCGGAGAGATATGAAGACCAAATAATCTATATAATAGATGAAGCGCAAAAATTATTTAGAAAAAATGACCGTGATTTAAACGATGTTTTTACATATTTTGAAATCCATAGGCATTTTGGTCATGATATATATTTGATAACGCAGAATTCGAAGAAACTTCCACCAGATTTAGTATTACTGACGGAATATATTATTGATGCTGCTCATCGTTCAAGATCTGTGATAGGTGAGTTTAAGTACAAGTGGCTTTCAGATGGAGAGATATTGAAGAGGGAAGGCTTTCGTCCAGATAAGGGAATTTTTGAATTGTATAAGTCAATGGATGTAAAAGAAACAGAGAAAATTTCAAATCCAGTTATGAGAACATTTTGGGTAGTGATATCTGTTTGTTTTATTGTTATATGTTTAGGAATATATTCTTTTAAAAGCACTTGGGGAGGGACAGAAGATACCAAAATTTCGAAAGATGATAATATGACTATTTTAGAGTCAAATAATAACAGTGAGTTTTTAGAATTATCAGGAGTAGGAAATATTATAGTACGAGTAGATAGGGGTACAGTATATAGGCGTATAGGAAAAAAAGGTGAGGTAATACCTATAACATATATATTTTTGGGAAGCTTATGTTTTAGACTGGAAAAATTTCCGTATAAAATAGAGCGAACGTTGGGTGAATACTATGCGACGGTTCCTCATGCTGTAGCTGAACAGGCTGGTTTAGTGTCGTTAGAATCAGGTGTACCTGGCCGGGGATTGCGAAGCGATTTGAGCGGAGCAANCCCCGGCCAGGTTGCGCGGATACCACAGCGTTGATAGGAGGTTTGGAATGTATTGCGAAGAAAAAAGAGGGGCGCGGAAAGGCGGGGCACGAGCCGGAATAACATGTGCCCCGCCAGTAGCCGATTGCTTTCCGGACTACCGTGTTCATCAGGGCATTGACTTTTTGAAAGTCTCTTTTTGGGTAGAATGGACCGCGCATGATTTTTTAAAGCTGTGTCAGCAAAAGAAGGAAGTGCTACAGGCTACAGAATCGGAAGACAATCTTCCTTTTACCTTTGGCGGATTGAATTGGAATATAAGTCGCCATGGTGCCCGTTCATTCAGATATCGGTTGTTGCACGGGGATATTACACTTCTTGTGTCAACTCGAGGAGCCACAACGAATTGGCCTTCTGTCCGGTTAGAGATTGGTTCGTTGACGAGTCAGACAAACCTTGTAAGCACTCTTGACTGTATACGTAATTTTCTATGTAGATGTGGAGCTCAGGTTGTTAGGGAACAGGTTTCAGAAGTGCATCTAGCGGCTGATTTCATAGGGCTGAATATCCGTGAGTTGGACCTTGATAATAAGGACAGATGGATTTCATTGGCGCGTCACTTTGTGCCCTATTATCAGGGTTGGAAGTTATCTGGTATGACATTAGGTAAGGGAGATTTGATGTTGCGCATTTATGACAAGGTTTTGGAGTTGAGCGATCAGGGGCACAAGCAGGAGGTTTTTCGAGAATTATGGGGTGTTCCTGCCTATAATGCTCAATCAGTGACAAGAGTTGAATATCAGCTACGTCGTGGTGAATTGAAGCGTTTTCGTGAGCTGGATCAACAGACGGGTGAATTGACATGTTTTTCTACAAGTAATCAGCTTCTTAAGGGACTGCAATCGCTCTGGGGATATTGTACGGGAACGTGGTCACGTTTTACAGCTACAATGGTTGACCGTGGCAATAAACATCAAGCGAGGGCTCGATTGTCGGAATTTTGGGTTGCTCTTCAATCGTTATGCTGGTCTACGGTTTTAGAAGTAACTCGGGAAGTGGGGGTTCGGTGTAAAGACGTAGACAAGCTTCGCAAGCAGGTCTTGGGGTGTGTTATGTCGGTAGTGGCTTTTTATTTGCATGGCGATGATTTGTATGATTACCGTTCTGTACTGGCAAAGGCTGAAGAGTTTATAGCAGAAGATTTGAAGAATTTTTCAAAAGATGGGAACGAGTTTTCAAAACGTATGAAGCGAAAGCATATAGAAGCAGTTGTTGATGTTATTCCTTTTTAGGTAGTGGCCATGAAGGCGAAAGAGGCGGCGGCGCTGTTGGGCGTGCATGTGTCTACGGTGCGGAAGTATTACCGGGAGTTGGGCGGCGTGAAGCTGGGGCGGGTTTATTGTTTTTCCGCCGACCGGCTCTTTTCCGGCGTTCGTCCCACCGCCGCGTCCGTTTTGGCTCCTGCCGGCAAGCCTGCGCCGGATCCTCATGGTCTCCTTGCTTGAGTGGGCGAACGCCTATCTTGACTTCAGCAAGGCGCACCACATCCACAACACCTATCAGGAAAAGGTCAAGGCATTCCGCTTTCTGTTTCGCTCTGTCGCGCCTGGTCTGTCCGTCGTTGATCTGTCCCGCCTCGATGCGGTTTCCCATTTTCAGGATTTGGCGGATGCGGGCCGCTCGGGAAATGCCGTTAATAATGACAGGAAAAATCTTGTCGCAGCCTGGAATTGGGGTCTGCGCTACCTGCCGGATTTCCCGGCGCTCAATCCCTTTCTGGTGGAACGTTTTGCTGAAGAGCGAAAGCCGCGCTATGTGCCTCCGCTGGCGGATTTCTGGCGGGTTCTTGACCAGGCGGAAAGCGAACAGGACCGGGTTTTCCTGCTGTGCTATTTATACTTAGCGGCTAGGCGCTCGGAGTTGTTTCGGCTTCGGGTGGAAGATGTCGATTTGTCCAGGCGGCGGATGCGGCTTTCGACGAAAAAGCGGCTGGATGGCTCGCTTGAATATGACTGGTTGCCCATCGCGGATGCGCTGTTTTCGGTGCTGTCCGGGCATCTGGGCCGGGTTGCCGGGCCTTGGGTCTTCGTCAATCCGAAGACGGGCAAGGCATACTTTGAGCGGGCGAAGTGGCTGAAACGGCTCTGCCGCAAGGCGGGCGTGTGTCCCTTCGGGCTTCATGCGATTCGGCATCTGACGGCAAGCATCCTTGCGGAAGAGGGCGTGCCTTTGGTGCAGATTCAGCAGATTCTCCGTCACAAGCGCTTGACCACGACAGAGCGCTATATCCGCTCATTGGGCGGTTGCCGGGATGCGGTGGCGGTGATCCCGGCTCCGCCTTCCTTGAGCGTCGTTGAACGTTCTTGAGCGTCGTTGAATGCGTTCGGCCATCGTTCCAGGCGCAAGAAAACGGATGGTCGATATATCGAACCATCCGTTTTTCCTCTGTGTTTGTGGCGGGGCCGACGAGGCTCGAACTCGCGACCTCTGGCGTGACAGGCCAGCGTTCTAACCAACTGAACTACGACCCC